TAACGAGAATTTCATCTCTAAAAATGAAAGGTTTCAATGTTAAATTAAATTTACCTACTGCATCAACTACTTCAGGAATGTTAAGAAGATAAAGTACCGCAGCTCCTTGCAGATCCTCTGCCATAATTACCTCCTAAAGAAATTATTGATTGCAGTAATGTATTGATGCTCCATAGCAATAGCTGGAGTCAGGAAGTCATGTCGTCCTTCACGCTCACGTTCATATTCAGCATAATCAACAGGATTATGAACTCCAGATGACTTACCACCGTAAGAGATAGTTCCTTCCCAATCATTTTCAGTAGTAGAGCTATCTACATTACCACTTGACTTAAGTGATCCTGTAATAACGTGAACAGCAGACTGTGTTGCCTGAAATTGATTGGCTAAGATAGTTTCAAAATTAATTAAATCTGTCAAAGTAGGTCCATCAGCTAGACGATTGATTTCATCGTCTATGCCGTCTGTTAATCTTTCTATTCTTATCATACTGGCGCTCCTGACGGATAATTAAATCCTGCTTGAGCAACTTCAAATACCTGAACCTCAATGTGATGAGAGCCTTGGAAATCTTGAGCTTCGTCGGGGCGCATCTTGAGTAAAAATGAAGATCCTAGATAAGGGCCTTTGATCACTTTAATAATCTGCCCACCTTTTAACTCAGGAGTATTACTACAGTACATGATTCCAGTACGATCAGGTGTTCGTCCAGCAACAATAGGAGCAGGTTGGTCTTTTCCTGGTCTTAAGAATGTCAGATCTAGTCTGCACTTCATTTCACCGGGTGCGCAGGTAGGATCAAAACTTGCGCTTGACTTGCTCCAGGACTGCACTCTAGCACCGTCTATAACGTCTGTAATGGATTGTAAAATTTCAACGGTACAACTGAATAAGTGTCTCATTATTCAGCTCCTTAAAGTAATTCATTCATTGATACTTCTGGACCTCTAAGAGTATCGATAGACCAAGCATTTTCTGCATCGCCTTGATAAGTTCCTGAAGATGCTCCAGCAATTCTAACTTTGCCAGCAGCAGTAGCTTCTAGGCCATCCCACTCCATGCCCTGAATAGATCCTGTAGCTCCGACTGAAGATGCTCCTGATCTTAATTTACTTACTGCTAAATCAAACCAAGCAATGCCTGTAGCATCGCCTTTTTTAACTGCTGAAGTTGTCTTGCTGTAAGAATACGATCCAATAGTTTCAGACTGGTAAGGTGATGCAGAAGCTTCTTGATATGGCTGACTTAAGTAAATATTGTCAGCCATATCAAGAATACCATTTTTAGCTAGTTTATTTAACTGCTCATTCAATGGATAAGCTTCTAAATCAGTTGCTAAATAGAAAAGTAAAGTAGCTTGAGATAGTGCCTCCACCGCAAAACTACTAAACGTATTACTTGCACGACCAGTGAAACTGGCTAATTCTGCTACAGTAGGTGGCACTAACATGCTATCTCATTTCTTTTCGAAGAAAACTTTTCCGTAACGCTTTACTTGATCGTCAGAAGATTGCTCATACCAAACGTTATCTTCAGTATCAGCATTACCTCTGCGGTTCTCATCTGAATCTTCCATAGTCAAAGACTCGCCTGCTTTCCAGACACGACCCTGTACAGTTAATCCGCTGTCAACGAATTCAATAACAATATGCTTATGGTCTTCGTCTAACTCGACTAGTTCTTTAGCATTCATTGCAGCAGATTCCTGACGAACCTTAGCCTTGCGAGCCTTTTCTTCAAGACTGTTATCTGCTACCTGCAATTCAGGGTATGACTTACTTACGTCATACTTGTTAACACCATCATCAACGATGACAGGCTCAGGATTGCGATCTACGAAAGTACCAGTTCCAGGGCTTTCCTGGTTCTTAACAGTTTCGTCTACTTCATTAGCAGGGTAATTCTTTACAAACTCATCTGATGCTAGTGGTGTTTCAGTAGACTCACGAGATACTTCAGAAGTAACAGGGTTCTCCTGATTAACGACTGTCTCATCTACTTTAGGAGTTGTTGATTTTCTTGCTTTTGCTGTCATAATTATCCACCTTAGTCTTTTACATCGCTGTAGCGTTTAGCTAAGCGTCCTCGTAGTGCTTTTCCTCTTCTACCAAATTGTACTTCTAAAAAGCCTACAACTGAAGTAAGCATGACAATACCTAATACCCAGAACATAATTAGTCGAACCCACTCGACCCCCGGAACATATACGCCCCAAATTCTTAAGCTTAAGTAGCCACACAAAAATACTACGCCAATTGCGAATATAGCTACGACAGTTCCTACAAAACTCTTATACCACCTAGACAGGGTAAGATATAGGAATGTAAACATAGTAGAACTAACAGTAAATACAAGGAAGCCAATATCGCCCCATAATTCTATCATTAGCGCCTCCCCTTACTCATTAAATAATTCCTCTAGCATAAGGCGAAAATGATTTCTTCTCTTAAGCTCACGGAACCTACTAGTTAAATCGTCAACCTTTTCGCGGCGTTCTTCAATAGACTTCTGTGCTTTATCTAATTGTTGCTGAGATTCATCTAATTCTCTCTGTTCATCCTGATCTCGGTCGGTAGACATTTTCAGTTCTCCCTTCCTGGACGGATTACATGAGTTGTCTTATTGCGCGCTGCTTCAGCATTACCGAATCTAGCACTGTGTACAGCCTCAAGCAGCTTCAAAGAAGTCTCACTTAATTCAGTAATAAGCTCAAACTGCTCTCCTTGCTTATCTATTGCTTGAATAGCTTCGGTGGCTTGATGTTTCCAGTCCTGAGTCTGCTGATCCTTATCAGCAATTCTAGCCTCATAACTGTTTCTCATTTCAGCAATTCTAGCCTCTTGCGATTCGTGAACTTTTTGAACTGCTGCTGGAGTAAGTAACCATCCTCGTACTAATGCAATAAATAGCAAAGGCAAAGGACCAATACTGGCAATCCACGGTCCGATAGCATCTAACATGCTGCCTCCACTATACCTACCTAAAAAGAAAAGCCAGGTAGCTCGTAAGCTACCTGGCTAAATTACTGCTTACATTTACAATAATCGGTCATAAATGTAAGCTGATATTAAATTACGGACAACTCATCCCAGCCACGTTCTCCGGCTGATTTACCTACTACCATTCCTAGCATTCCTGGCTTTGACCATACACCAGCAGAATCATAGAACCACTGAGAAGACTTTTCAGCTTCAAGTGCAGGACAACCAAAGAAGGTACGTCCTCGATCCTCAATAACATTGAAGTGATGGTAGTGAGCTGAAAAGTATAGAGAAGTGTCTACTAGTTCAGCGGTACGTCCAAGAATCTGCTTTTCAATAGCACTCTTAGAACTTACGCCGCCTGTCTTAGATCCTGATCCATTAGAGATGTGACCATGAGTGAAATTAGCTTTGATGCCAGAAAGCTCTAGATTAACATCTTGACGTTCCTTAGCGATCTGCCAAGTCAGCAGTTCACCAATATTAGTTTCATTGAAAGTCTTTTGAACTAGAGCAGCAATCATAGTAGATGAGTTATCATAAATACTAGTCAGTGCCTTATTACCGCCGAAACGGGTATGCTCACCATGATTAGAAGGAACAGATCCAATAAGCATAGGCAGACGCATTGATTGAGCTAGAGTTTTAATACTCCATACTCTCATATCAAAATCTAGTTCAAGCTGATCTGAGTAACTAAGTTCTACTTCATAAGGCTGAGAAGCATAATTACCTACAGCACCTTCATGCTCGTCACCCATGAATACTAGAGCAATATTTCCAATAGGCAGTCCTGCATCTGTAAGATTCCTGATTCGAGTCAAGTGACCTTCAATGCCGTTATTCCAGTTAGCAACAGCTTCCTTAGTTCCAGGCTTACCTAGCTGAGGATCAGCAACAAGTATAGTATATGTAAGATCGCTACCATATACAGTTTTACGAGAATAATCACCTATTGCTTTTAGGTGCTCTCGCCATCCTTCAATATCAAACTTCTCTTCTAGATCAGGCTCAACTTCTGCTTTCTTTTGAATTCTAGCAGCATAGCTGTACCTGAAATCATTTGGCTTTCCCCAAGCCTTCATAGTTACAGGCTGAATGACTTCGAATACTTCAGGATCAAGACCCCAAAGCTTAATAGTATCTGTCCAGTCTGTAATAGGCTCAGCAACCATGCCTGTCTTAATTACACCAGAATCCCCAGTTAGGGAAATACTTCCACCTTCACCACTAGAATCATCAGGAATGTCTTCTGAACCAGCATAAAGGTTTCCATTACGAAATTCTCTCTGGCGGCGCTTAAGCGTTTCAATGTTTTTTCCAGGAAAATTAAGTTGAAAATCTTCAAGTGTACTACAAGCAAGAAGCTTGTCAGTGTTTTCTTGAGTCCATTCAATATTCAAAATGTTTATTCCTTAAGTTAAGAGTTGCTCGTTTCTTATGTGAGCATTTCTACAAGTCTAGCACACAGGTACGACATTGTCACCCGCACAGCAAAATAGACTAGCTCCCGAAGGATGCTAGTCTATTTTTATCAGTTGTTCAGGTCTAAGTCAAATCGGACATTATATGACATTAGTTTTTCATAATAGTCTTATTTTCGTGAGATTGTAACACAGCCCAAAGTAATCCTGCGGCTGCCCTTACTGCTGTTTCTTCATCAACTTTCCCTGTCGCAATATCCATGTTGTTTATAGCGTAGCGTATTTCAGACTCTAAAACTTTATGTTTTGGTGCTGCGTGTGCCCAATCATTAATTTGATAAAATAGGTTAGAAAGCATATCAGTAATTCTTACGAAATCTGGACTTTCTTCTGGTTCACGATACATAATTCTCCAAAGGTCTATTGTTAATGTACTGATTTAAGTTGAACTTCTCAACTAGCGTAGGCTTACATTCTAGCTTACCTAGCGAGGTATTGCAATCAGTACATAGTAATCCACGAATGCATTTACCACAAGAATTATTTCCTGGGCAGCAACGACGGTCATGATCAATTGCCAGATTCATAACTAATCCTGTTCGAGGATCGATTCTTGTTTCGAGCTGTTCGCAAAGAAAACATTTGGAATCTTGTGTTTTTAACAGCCAAGCATACTGCTCAAGAGTCAAGTTAAAATATTTTTTTAGCTTAAAAACTCTATTAGTAAGTCTAAGTTTTTCTTTGTTAGCATCTACATATTTTTTCGTTGATGCCAGCCTTCTTTCAGCACGCTCCTGCTCATCCAGTGCCGAAGGCTTATGCACAACAGCGCCCATACGTTCACGTCTAGTTAAATGACGACATACCTTGCAGCGAGGATCTTTACCACAAGGAGTTTCTTTATTATTAGGAAACTCATCAATAGGCTTCATTCTCTGACAACCTGTGCAGCGGTGCTGGGAGCCATCACACTCAAGCATTGAATGCCGAGGCGTACTCTTACGCTGCCAATCAGGGCCACGTTCTTTTTCTCGCTGTTTAGCCATTCTAGCATTATTGTATTCACGCATACATGGCGTACACTTAAAGTTTACATTTCCCCATTTTTTCTCAGTACCCTCGGGGATTTCTTTGTTGCAAGTAAAACACGTATAAAGCAATTTAACTCCAATAAAAAAATAGACTAGCACCCCGATTGAGGCACTAGTCTATTTTATCAGCTCTAGGCTATATCCGCAACTACCCAGAACAGTTTGTCATACTTTAGGGAGTGAGGTCTGCAATTACAAATTGCTCAGGGCGAGTTACGATAGGTAGGAAGTTGTACTCAATAAGAACCTGACGACCTGATGGGTCTGGCTCGAACCAGCTCTTAGTGTAACGACCAATGAATCCATTAGGTGCTGAGAAGTCCGCAGTTGGTCCTTCTACTAGCTCTACTGGGCGGTTGGCATCAAAATTACCTAGAAGCAGAGTATCATCTGAAAGGTAACCAACTTCATCACCGTTATCAGTTTCGTATACATGCTCAACAGCAGTCCAGTCCATTCCGAGGAATCCTGGCATAGTTCCAGTTGAGTAGTACTGATCACGCATTCTGTCAGAAAGTAGGTATCCAGGTGTTGAACCGTTAGATACGAATGAGTGAATAATACGGTCAAGTGTATTCTGAGTAGCATAAGCCTTATTTGCAGCTACGCGGCCGTGGTTAAGAACTAGTTTCTTCCATGCGTTGATGTTGTCAACAATCTGAACAGGTGTAGCAGTTGCCCAAGATACGGCAGCAGTTACTTTATGATCTGCTGGCATCTTGTAGTCTACAGTAGCCTGTACATCTGGGAAGTCAAGTACTAGGTTTCCACCTAGAGCCTTCCACAGAGTATATTCAACAAAAGCATCGATACGTGCGTTAAGGTCCTGAAGTTCACGTACTACTTCACGCTCTGCGTTCTGAAGTCCAGTAGGAGTACCTACTTGACGTAGCCACATAAGAGTAGTAGGTTCGAAAACCTTCTTCTCACGAACGTATAGTAGGCTAGCAGTTGCCTGCTCGCGTCCTAGACGACCTACGATGTGGGCTTCAGAGTTAGGAACGTTAGGCTTTGCCATCTGGCGTGAACCACGAATAATATCCCAAGTGAAAGTCTGAGTAGGTGACTGACGCTTTGGAGTGCTGTTCATCAGAATCATATTCTGAGCGGTTGGGAGCTTTTCTACTACGCCCAACAGAACCAGCGGTTCTAGTAAGCTAATATCTGGCACAAGGATCTCCTTCAATAATTAGGGGCAGCAGAAAATTTGCATTCCCGAAAAATTAACTAGCGACCTCTTGAGGCCCGACCTGCACTGCCATTTAAGGCTCAATCCAGTTGGTCTATTTTTATTGTCTTTTCTCTTTATCGGCACGTTTCGAAATAATATAGAAAACTATTCTAGTAAATTTGTTAGTTATTAAATTTAACTGCTGCGCGTGGACCTGCTACAGAGCCACCTATAGTTCCGAAAGTTGACGGCAATGCTCCTGATTGTGTAGTAGACGCATAATAAGCATTCTGCTGACCGCTAAAAAATGTTGATGTTGGAGCAGATGTATTAGTATCTCCTACTTGCTCATGCACACCTAAGGCTGTTCTAAACGTAGGTGTTCCAGAAGAACCACCTTGATAAACAAACGTTAAGAAATAACTCCCCGCTGCAAGGAATGTAATACCGCCAGAAGGAGTCCATGTCTTAATACCTACTGTTGCTGCTACTGTTCCATAATCTGCAATAAGGTTTGTAGGAGAATTCATGTAGTCAGCATAATACAATCCTGCTCTGATGTTTCCTGCTGTTGTAAATGCTGCAACTACTTCCATAGCGATTCCACTGATTTCAGCATAACGAGCTAGGTTAATAGGAACAGCATATACACGGTTAACTGTAGGAGTAGCAGTAGAAGATCCCCCACTTGTTGTCATATACCATCTGTTAGGTGCAAAGTCGTTAAAGCGAGCACCCATAGAAAGAGAAACAGGTGGAGTATCAGGAGTCTGGAATCTTACCTGATCAATAAATGAGTTATACCAAACTTCAGCTTCAATAGCTGCCGGAGAAGGATCTCCTGGGAATACAGGTAATCTTAATCTGCCTAAATTCTTGGTCATGCCTGCACCACCACACGGTATGCATTAGATGCAGGAGCCTGAGCAAATGTCAGAGTTAATACTGATGTTGAAGTTGCTACACCATCTACTTCTACGAATTCAAATGTAGTTGAGTCATAGACACTCCAAGTAATATCTCTAGTACCTAATGAGTGTGTTACTGCAATAGATGTAGCGGCAGCATTACCAATAGTTACTGCATACTTTCTTACTACTACAGCAGTATCAACAGAAAGTGAATCTGCGGCTACAGTAATACCAGCTCCTGCAACGACATCTAATACGCCAGCAGTAAGTGTTAAACCATTACCTGCGGCTGATGATGCAATTGCTACACCACCAGAACCTACTGAAATACCAGCACCAGCAGTAACAGATACTCCACCAGCAGCTACAGTAATACCACCATTAGTCAATGGATTTACTGAGAAAGTATTAGTAGTAAGAGTTAAACCGTTTCCAGCAGAATAAGTAGTACCGCCGCTAGAAGTCTGAGCCCATACTAATGCTGTAGTTCCTACAACAATAGGACCATCAGTAGTAATCTGATATGTTGAATTACCGTTAGCTGAACCTTCTGATACGAATACCTGAGTACCAGGCTTTACTTCAACATCAGAATCGGCATCAGCAGAACGAGTCAAAGGTGATGCGCTACCGTTGAAGTCATAAATACCATTCTGAGAACCAGTAGACTGATCCTTTAGAAGAACACGATCACCGTTAGCCAGCGTTACGCCATCAATTGCTGTACCTGGTGATGCTACTGTTACGTTAGTTGTTGAGGCTGCACGAACAGCTTCTTTACGGTTAGTTACACCTTGAACCAATCTTCGTGCAGACTGAAGGTTGATTGCATCTGTTTCGGCTTGAGGATCAGCAATAGCAATCAATCTCTGATTACCAAAGTTTTTTCCTGTACCTAAATATTTTGTAGTCACGCCAATACCGCCTTACCGGATGCTGGAGCTGCAAAAACAACTGTAATTTGATTTAAACTATTATAAAAGACATCGGCTTCGAACATATTTCCCTCATCATCAATTAATGTAACTTGAGGATACTTGTTTAGGTTATGATCAATAATCCAAGTAGAGGCGACAATACTGTTTCTATCATAGATGTAGCCGACATCTATTCCGTGCTCCAGTAAATATTCTTCAATCTGTTCTTGAATAATATCTGGATCTATTTCACCAAACTCATTAATAATTTGAAGAAGCTTTGCCTGTACTAATAAGGCAGAAGAAGTAGTTAAGTTCAGCACGTCTGACCTCCTATCTAATTTAACAATCGTCAAGATATAGAAAATGGGACACTATCAATTGATAGTGTCCCATTGTTGTTAAACTATGATCAGAGAATGAAAGTTCCCATTGCTGCGCT